GTATATTCCCATTCAAATCGACGTGACCACGAAAGGAGAAAGCGATGAGTGACATCAACGCTATGTTTGAGCAGGATGCCGGTGCACTGACCGTCAAGGATGAGGACCTCAATGGAATCGGGGCTCTCGCCAAACGGGCCAAGGAACTGGAGAAGGAAATCGAGGAACTGGACTCTGTGACGGACGAGCGCAAGGGACAACTGCGCAAGCTGTTGGAGGAGACCATCCCCGGCATGTTGACCGAGCTCGGCATGAAGAGCTTTGTCATGGCCGATGGCAGCAAGATCGAGCTGAAGAACTTCTACGGTGCATCCATCAAGGATGAGAACCGTGCGGTGGCGTTTGAGTGGCTGCGGGAACACGGCTACGATGACATCATCAAGAACACAGTCAGCGTGCGGTTCGGCCGAGGTGAGGACGAACTGTGCGAGGGACTGCTAGACCTGCTGCGTCAGAACAACTACCCGGTTGATCAAGCGCAGAAGGTTGAACCCGCAACTCTCAAGGCGTGGGTGCGTGAAATGGTGGAACAAGGCAAGGAGTTCCCCACTGATGTGTTTGGGGCCTACATGGGCCAAAAAGCAACTATCAAATCCGCTTAACGACAATAGGAAAACGAATCATGGCAAAGAACGAGACGCAAGTCGCAGTCAAGGGCAACACCGCAGTGGCACTGGCCACGGACTTTGAACAAGACGCCTCTGGCGGCTTCGGAGAAATGACGCAGGACGATTTTGCCCTGCCGTTTCTGCGACTGCTGACCAGCACCTCTCCGGAGGTCGGCGAGCGCGAAGGTGCGCTGCCGGGGATGATCCTGAACACGGTCACGGGTGAGCTGTACGACGGCAAGGTGGGCATTACCGTGATCCCCTGCGCCTACGTGCGGCAGTACATTGAGTGGGCTCCGCGCGGCACGGGTTCTGGTGCGCCGTTGAACATCTACCCGGCAACCAGCGATATCCTCACGCACACGCACCGCGAACCGGGCGACAACAAGGACTATCTGGACACTGGCAACTACATCGAGAACACCGCGAATCACTACGTGATGATTGTTGATGAGGAAGGCATGCCCAGCCCCGCGCTGATCACCATGAAGTCCACGCAGCTGAAGAAGTCGCGCAAGTGGAACAGCATGATGATGTCGACCAAGATGATGGGCAAGAACGGCCCGTACACCCCGCCCATGTACAGTCAGTTGTACAGGTTGACCACGCAGGCCGAGTCGAACGACAAGGGCAAGTGGTACGGCTGGGAAGTCGAGCGTATCGGCCCGGTCCAAGACATGAGCATCTACCAAGCCGCCAAGGCATTTGCCAACAGCGTTGCCTCGGGTGATGTAAAGGTCAAGCATCAGGACGAAGCAGAAGGAACACAAAAAGAGGTGTTCTAAGTCTCACGGGGGAAAGCGGATGCTGGTTTGAAGCTGCACTCGAAGGCGCATCAGGCCGGACGCAGCGAGTACCCCACCTATAACTAGAAAGAAGAGCATGACAGATATCACACGCTTCAAAGCTATCTTCAGTGGACTGGACATCGCCTATGGAACCTATCGAATCAAAGCCGAACGCGGAGACGGCAAGCAGGCCGGACAGGCTACTGTCGTTCGTAAGCCTCCCACTGATGATCTGTGGGTTGCCCATCTTGATGGTGTTGAGCCTTCTCTCGGCATCATTCCTATTCGTGCAGACAATTCTTGCATTTGGGGTTGTATTGATATCGATCAGTATCCAATCGATCATAAGGGTCTTGTCGAGAAGCTGGCGCAACTTAAACTCCCACTGATCGTCTGCCGCAGCAAGTCGGGCGGCGCACACGTATTCCTGTTCACCAAGACACCGGTACCTGCACGTGACATGCAGACGTACCTGAAGAACGCTGCTGCACTGCTGGGCGAAGCAGGCAGAGAGATATTCCCCAAGCAATCCGAAATCCTTGTTGACCGGGGCGACACCGGCAACTTCCTGAACCTGCCCTATTTCGCCGGAGACAACGGCACGCGCTACGCGTTCAAGGCAGATGGCAGCGCCGCATCACTGGATGAGTTCTACGAGCTGTATGAGCAGTACGTGCAAGACACAGTGCCCACGCCGCCCGAACCACCCAAGGTGGCCGATGCACCCATCAAGGACGGCCCACCATGCCTGCAAGCGCTGTGCTCGCAGGGATTCCCAGAGGGAACACGCAACAACGGCCTGTTCAACATCGGCATCTACCTCAAGCGCGTTACCGCTGCGGGATGGGAAGACAAACTGATTGAGCACAACTTCAAGTTCGTCGCACCACCGCTGCCAAACAACGAAGTGCAACTGCTGATCAAACAGCTGCACAAGAAAGACTACAAGTACAAGTGCAAGGACGCACCGCTGAACAGCTTTTGCAACAGCGGCCTGTGCCGCACGCGCAAGTTCGGCATCGGTGCCAATGGCCCTGACGCACCACAGATCGCATCGCTGTCCAAGTACGCATCCGAACCGCCGCTGTGGTTTTTGGATGTCAATGGGCGTCGAATTGAGCTTGAGACAGAGAGCCTCTTCACACAGGCCGCATTCCAGAAAGCCTGCGTCGAGAAGTTGAACGTACTACCCCCGTCACTGCGCAAGACAGACTGGGAGAACATGCTCAACGCACTCCTGAAAGAGATGGTTGAGACAGAACAGATATCGGAAGCCAGCGAAGACACCAGCCTGACCGGGCGCTTCATGGACCTGCTCGAGGAATTCACCACCCACATGCAGCAGGCAATGGACCGCGATGAAATCCTTATGGGACGTCCTTGGACGGATGATGAAGAATCTAAGACGTACTTCCGCATGAAGGATTTAGAATCGCACCTCAAGCGCAACAACTTCATCGGATTGACCGCACCGAAAATCGCAGCGCGGATCAGGGACCTTGGTGGCGAACCGATACCGCTCTTTCTCAAGGGCCGCACCGTTCGCTGCTGGCGCATCCCGCGCTTTGCCAAACAAGACGCACCTTTTGAAACCGAAACACGACGACAAGGCGGAGCACCCTTCTGATGCTGAAAATTGATGGATTTGATGGCGCAATCATTGGACCGGCACTGATCTGGCTTGGTGGCCAGCGTGTAGATGTTCTGGTCTACAACGGCGAAGAGATGCGCGAGACCTTGATGCGCCGCGACAAGATGGACGCGGATGAAGCGCGCGAGTACATCGCATTCAACATTGAGGATGCCTACCTCGGCGAGGACACTCCCATCATCGTCTGGCCAGAGGATGAATGGCGGCTTGATGAGTGAAGTGCACAAGGTCTTCGGCCCACCGGGCAGCGGCAAGACCACCTACCTGCTGAATGTTGTGGATCGCGAACTGAGCGCAGGCACGCGCTCGGGCAAGATCGGCTACTTCTCGTTCACCCGCAAAGCGGCCAACGAAGCGCGCGATCGTGCCATCAAGAAGTTCCCCGACCTCAACGCACGCACCGACTTCCCGTTCTTTCGCACGCTGCACAGCCTTGCCTTTTACTGCCTGTCGATGAAGACAGAACAGATCATGCAGGCCGAGCACTACAAGGAATTTGCTGCGCAAGCAGGCATCGAGCTGTCCGTGGTGAACGAAGAGGAGATGGTGCGCGCCGACCATCCGGTACTGAACGAAGTGAACCTCGCCCGCATCCGGGGCGTGGACCTGCGCACGCACTACAACCAAAGCAAGATGGGCATCGAGTGGCACCACTTCGAGTTCGTCGAGCGCACCTACCGCCACTTCAAACGCGACCAAGGCCTGTTCGATTTCACCGACCTGCTGGAAATGGTGATCGAGCAGCCCCAAACGCTGCCGCGCCTTGATGTGCTCATCATCGACGAGGCACAGGACCTCTCACGGCTGCAGTGGAATCTGGTGGATGCCCTCATCAAACGCGCAGCGCGGACCTACATCGCAGGCGACGACGACCAAGCCGTGTTCATCTGGGCAGGCGCAGACGTGCAAAGCTTCCTGACTGCCAAGGGATCGATCACGGTACTGGACAAGTCCTACCGCGTCCCGGCCAAGGTCCACACGCTCGCCAATACCATCGTTCACCGCATCCGCCAACGCCAACCCAAGACATGGCAGCCGCGCGAATTCGAGGGCGCGGTCAAGCTGTACCGGCGCTTTGAGGACGTGGCCATCAACGATCAAGAATGGCTGATCCTCGCCACGACCAACTACCTGCTGAACCCCGTGCACGAATGGCTGCGCTCCATGGGCGTGCTGTTTGAGCGCTCGGGTGTGCCCAGCGTCTCGCCACAAATGCTACAGGCCGTGGTGGATTGGGAGCGCCTGCGCAAGGGCCAAGCCATCTCCGGCGCTGCCGTGCGCGGGGTGTACCGCTACATGGACAGCACCTGCATCCTGCACGGCCACCGGACCTTCAAGACGGGCATCGACGCAGAGCTCTATGATCTCGAAACGCTGATCAAGGACCACGGCCTGAACACCGACATGATCTGGCACCAAGTGCTGACCAAGATCGCCGATGACAAGCGCCAGTACCTGATCTCCGTACTGCGCCGGGGCGGCAAGGTTTCCGAGTCCAGCCGCATCCGTCTTTCCACCATCCATGGCGCAAAGGGCGGGGAAGCTGACCACGTCCTGCTGCTCATGGACCTCTCCCCAAAATTCGCCGCTGAATATGCGGTGAATTCCGACAACATTCACCGCTTGTTCTACGTGGGCGTCACGCGCGCCAAGGAAGGGTTGCACCTAGTGCTGCCCAAATCGACCGACAAAGGATTCCGCCTGTGAGCACTATGCCGATGTTCCCCACTCCCTGCGAGTGGGTGGCTCCCGAGACGTTCCCCAACTTATCCACAGCCAAGGAGATTGCGATCGACTTGGAGACCTGTGATCCGAACATGGAATCCTTCGGCCCGGGCTGGCCGCGCAACGACGGCTTCATCGTCGGCTACGCCATCGCCGTGGACGGCTGGAAAGGGTACTATCCCGTTGCCCACCAAGGTGGGGGCAACCTTGACAAGGCCCGCGTGGAGCGGTGGATCAAAGATGTCATGCTTTTGCCCGCCGACAAGGTGATGCACAACGCCGCCTACGATCTGGGCTGGCTCACGGCCACCGGCTTCAAGGTCAACGGCCAGATCGTGGACACCATGATCGCCGCGCCGCTGCTGGACGAGAACCGCTTCTCCTACAGCCTGAACAGCCTTGGCTTTGACTACCTGCAGGAGATCAAGTCCGAGCAGGGCCTCAAACAAGCCGCCGGGGACTTCGGCGTGCACCCCAAGAAAGAGCTCTGGAAGCTCCCGGCCATGTACGTGGGCGACTACGCCGAGCAGGACGCTGCGCTGACGCTCAAGCTCTGGCAGCACTTCAAGGGCCTGATGCGGCGCGAAGAGGTGGAATCCATCTTCGATCTGGAGACCAAGACCTTCCCCGTCCTGTTCGAGATGACCCGCCGGGGCATCAGGTTTGACCGAGCGCGGGCCGAGCGCCTGATCGACCAGCTGCAGAAACGGGAAAAGGAAATCCACGCCGAGCTGCGCAAGCTTTGCGGCAAGTCGGTGGACATCTGGGCGGCGCAATCGATTGCCACCGCCTTTGACGGCCTGTCCATCCCGTACAGCAAGACCACCAACGGCCTGCCCAGCTTCACCAAGAACTTCCTCGACAACTGCGAACATCCCGTGGCCAAGCTCATCATCGAGGCGCGCGAGACCAACAAGACGCACAGCACGTTCCTGCAGCCGTACCTGAACTTCTCCGAGAAGACCGGGCGCATCCATCCGCACGTCAACCAGCTGCGATCGGACGATGGCGGCACGGTCACCGGCCGCCTGTCCATGGCCAACCCCAACCTGCAGCAGGTCCCGGCCCGGCACGAGGTCATCGGACCCATGGTGCGCAGCCTGTTCCTGCCCGAGGAAGGCCAGCTCTGGGCCTCCAACGACTTCTCCTCCCAAGAACCGCGCCTGCTGGTGCACTACGCCAACCTGCTGGAGCTCCCCGGGGTGGGCAAGATGGTGGACGCCTACCGCAACGACCCGAACACCGACTTCCACCAGATGGTGGCGGACATGGCCGGAATCGCCCGCAAACCGGCCAAAACCATCGGCCTCGGCCTGACCTACGGCATGGGCAAAGCCAAGCTGGCCGGGGAACTGGGCCTGTCACAGGACGAAGCCTCCGACCTGATCAGCACCTTCCACAGCAAGGTCCCATTCCTCAAAGGTACGATCGAAGCCGTCATGCGCCGCATCGAACACGCCGCCTCCGGTGGCGCGATCCGCACCCTGCTTGGCCGCCGTTGCCGATTCCCCCTGTGGGAACCCACCCAGTGGGGCGTACACAAGGCGCTGCCGCGCGAACAGGCCATCATTGAATACGGACATCGGATCAAGCGCGCTGGGACCTACAAGGGCCTGAATCGCTTGATTCAGGGCAGTGCCGCAGACCAGACCAAGGCGGCCATGGTGGCGCTGGCAGAGGCCGGATTCACCTGCGCGCTGCAGGTGCACGACGAAGTCGCGCTATCGGTCAACAACAGGGAAGAGGCGGTTGAAGCTGCGCGGATCATGGCCAGCGCAGTGAAACTGGAAGTGCCCAGCCGGGTGGATGTTGAAATCGGACCCAGCTGGGGTGAAGCGGCGTAGCGTTATTGCCAAAGCGCGCGTGACTTAACGCGGCGCGCGAGCCATTTCCAAAAGTAGCCCCAGCCGAACATGATGTCGTTTTGGCGCTCGAGGTCCGCGATCCGGGCAAGACACGCATCGTGGTGCTTGGACAGCATGTTGTAGGCCCGCTCCTTCAGCACAAGGTCCTCCTGAAACAGCGTGAAAACCTTTTGCAGCGTGTCTTTGCTGGCCTCGCCGCTGTCGAGCCGATTAATTAGGAAGTCGATGTGACTGCGCACTGCGTCCGCATCACCTTCCTCGATCGCCTGACGCAGCTTCTTCGCCATTTTCTCGCTCTTGCGCTTGTCGGCCTCTTCGACTGCCTCCTTCACCTGCATGTCGATCTCGCGCTGTTGCTGTTTTTTGATTTCACTGCGAATGCGATACACCGTCACGCTGTGTTCATCGCCTAAAGTCAGCTTGTTTAGTACGGTTGTCCGAGACAGGTGCGGGAAACGCACCAGCAGCTCATAGATTTGGCGATTGACGCCCTTACGTTTGCCTGCCATGTTCATTCTCCTTTTAAATTGGACCGAAGGACCCGGGTTTTCTCTTCGACTTGCCATTGACCATCCCCTCAACAACTTCCATGAGGCGATCGGACTCCCTGCAAATTGCCTTGTCCGTTTCCACCTCAATCAACTTTTCCAAGTAGTGCTTGGCCTTGTCCAGATCAGACAGCCCACCCTTGTCCTGCCACCGGGAGACGTACTTGACGATGTTGCCTTCAAGGTACCCCAGATCGTTAGAAGTGATGTAGTCCCACGGCTGGATGGCCTTGCTCTTGTAGTGCGTGCCGCCTACCTGTACCGCGTTGGCTTTACTCATGGCTCGGGTCCTTCGGTCCAATGTGCGCCACACCCTCCTCATCAAAGCGCAGCAGCAACCCCTGCTTGGCGTACTTCTCCTTCAGGTCCGCCAACGGATCAACATGCTCCTCACGCAGCAACGCCACTGCAAACTCCAGCTGCCACTTCTCCCGCGCCTTGTCACTCGGCATCGCATTCGCCTGCTGCTCCAACCACTGCGCTGCGATGAATCTCTTCAGTTGCTGTGTCATGCTTTCTCCATTTCGTTCAGACAATACAGTTTGATGGACCGCGCAGCGAGGACAATCTCATCTGCCAAATCACACGCCCGTGCCCAATCACGCGCGACTAACGCATCGTGGGCCTCGCGCTGCAACTTTTGAATCTTGATGATGCTCTCGCCGTAATCTTTGATGCTCATCGTAGTACCCATCCAAAAACAATCACTACAGAAAAAACGGTGGCCGTTGCAGCCACCCCCATTTGAAACCCTCGACAATACGCTTGCTTGACGTATCTCAACCGTATCTCATTTCTGAGATATCTATTTGATATCCACCGCATCATTCCCCCTTGCTCGGATAACCTGCCCTACTAATTTCTTACTCCTTGGCTTGAAGTAAGGCACTTTTAATTTCTGTTGCTTTTTAGACGGGAATAATTCCTCTGTAATAACATTCATCCCGTTTACTACATAAGACACCCTTCCAAACTGGTTTTTTTTTACCTTTTCAACAATTCCAACAAAAGGTTTGCCACGATGTTCAAACGGGTACACTGCTACCGGTTGACCGACTTCTACATACCGCCTTCCCCAGTTAATGTTTTCGTGCCTCATTCATTCCCCCTTGCTCGGATAGCGGCGGCGCAAGTCACAAATGCACCACCAAGCATATTTAATCCATCGGGATGTTCTTCACACATCTTTGCACACGCCTCGCGTTCCTCTGCGGCAATCAACTCGGCGAACTTTTCTATATCTTCTGCTGATTCTACCCAGTAATAACTGTAGTCTTTCTGACTCAAAGATATACCAGCCTGTTCAGCCAGTTCACGAATTCGTTCAGTATTCATTTTCAATTCCGAAATGTTCTCTAATTGCAATCACACTATCGACGCCGCATTGTGTGTACCCCTCCCAATGAGGGATGTTCATCATTTCTTTTGATTCCATCACGGGTAGGTATTCTCCTCTTATCTGCTCTATACATTCCTTCACAATCAACTTGGTAAATTTTTCCACTATGAAATCGGGCACAGCCCGAACTCCACCTGTTAGTTGAGCCTGTATAGCAAGTTCTTTAATTCGTTTAGTATTCATAGTTCACCGTCTCCTCATTCGCTTGCAATAAACGCGCTCCGTTCTTGTAATGGAAGTTTCTCGCCATCTCCGTCTTCGGACTCATGGTGACGATGCGCTTGATGGGCGATCCTTCAAACCGAGTCATTTCAAGATACTCACGCACCAGTGTGCTGCCCGCACCTTTTTTGTATGACCAAATGCTGTACAAGACGGCGTTGTCAAATGTGACTTTCGTCGGGTCAGCCAGCAGTTCAGCTTCGGTGGTGGGTATCGTGTCTTTGAACGCTACGCACAGAATCGCTGCCAGCTGCTTGTCTTCGATCCACATCCACACACCCCGTGTGCAAAGTGCCAACCGCTCCTCCGGCCAAATTCCCGGACGCACAGGGTCCTCCAGCAGCACTGGGTCAGGTTTGATTAGTTGGACTAGCATCATTCCCCCTTGATCCCGTGGGCGGCTTCTTGAATCTGCTTAACCTCGTCTTCGGTCAGCACAAAGCGTCGACAAGAAATACACTCGCCGAACAGCTCAATACATGCTGTCTGTTCGCAAGGTTTTTGCCATTCCAAATTGCATTTTTGGCACTTCATGCTTTCCCCTTAATGCCGTGGGCGGCTTCGCATTCGAGCCATCCGAGTTTGAACATCTTGCCTTCGGCTTGCGTCATCTCGCAGGGCGATTGTGGTGGCAGCGGCTTGCGCTGTGGTGGGGGAGCATGAACTGTGACAACGCTCAAAGCCCAATCAAGCCATTGTTTTGCAGTCATGTCGTAATACCCAAACGGGCCAACAGAACATAGGTCTTCGCCAACACGGATGGCTGCGTTGCGCCACGCCACCGGCTTTTGCTCCGGCTTGGGCTGTGGTGGGGCGGTGTAGAGGGGTTCAGCATTTTTAATTTTTTCTCTCCAATTGCTGCCGCTACCGTTGTCAATGTATAGCCATCCATATCCATCAAAGTCATAGCGCATAGCCACCGGCTCCTGCTCCGGCTGTGCCAAGGCTTCGTGAATGGCGGTGATGGCTTGTCGTTGCACTTCGTATGCTGTTGGGGTTGTTTTCACATCAACGACCACAGTTTCCAACGCCTCAAGCGCCAGCTTCAATGCTTCGTCTTTACTCACCGTTCTTCTCCCGCAGCTTGGCTTCGATGGCTTTGGCAAAATCGTCTACATAGATTTCGACCTCCTCATACCCATCGCCCTCGTCATATGATGTGTAGCTTACATAGAGTTCACCGCTCTCATCAGAGCCGTATCTAATGTTTTTGTATTCCTCCTCCGTCAGCCCAACCCATTCGCGCTGCGGTGGTGCGAGGTAAAGAGGCGTGAGACGGTTTCCTAGCGGCGCGTCCGGCTTTTTTGACCCAACATGCCAGCGCGACGAATAAGAATTGCTCCAAGAGTTGGCAAACAAGTTACGCAGCGGCCAATTCTTTGTGCTTGGTTCTGACTCTAACCACGCCACAGGCTCTTGCTCCGGTTGTGCCAAGGCCATGCCGCCAACGACTCCAATCAGCCGGTGTATCTCAGCCACAAGCGCCGCCGTTGTTTCAACATCCACCGGCACAATTGCGTATGGAAATAGCCATTCTTCTTTCATGTGTTCTTCTCCTTTAATTTTGCTTCGATGGCATCAATGAAAGAAGGTACACCTTCAATCCAAGCTTCTACCTGATTTCGTCCTGCATAAAGATGCAGACCTTCAAAATGGTCACGCTCTTCCTCCGTCAGCCCAACCCATGTGCGTTGTGGTGCTTGTAAATGTTTTGGTTCTTTGCAAGACAAATCACAAAAATGCGAACGACATTTGTAACAAGGTTTATCCCACTTAATCATGTGTTCTTCTCCCGCAGTTTGGCTTGAATTGTTTTTACAAGCAAAACCAATCGTTCAGGGTTTTGCGAATACCAGCCATGACAAAAATACTTTGCTTCTGACTTTATTTCCGCATCCGTCAGCCCAACCCATTCGCGCTGTGGTGGTGTGGTGTAGAGAGTGCGAACTTCATACGGCCCGTGTCCATCGTGATGATCAGGAATACCGTCATACCAGTCTGCACAATGAAGGCTGCGGAATTGATGAATCGCCACCGGCTCTTGCTCCGGCTGTTCTTTCTTCTCGTTTGGCACCCATTGCATAATTTGCCTCTTTCTCCACCCGTAGGCGGTCATAGCGTGGTGCCGCGCTTCGGGCACGGCCACAGTCGTTTGAACAAGTCCATGATGATTGCATCTGCGCTCAGGTGCCGGATGGACGGCGTGGACTCTAGATACGCCTGCACCATGTCACGCACTTGACCAATCGTCACCGTATTGCTGGGCGAACAAAAGATCACGCCATCACCCATGTCAATCGCACCCGCCACGTAACCCATCGCCACACCACGCTCCTGATAATTGTCACTCTGCAACAGCTGCAACAATTTATTTCCGGTGTAGAACGAGCCCGCAGCGTGGACCGAGGAACAGGACAGCAGGAGCACAACCGCAAGGGCCTTCACAGCACTGTCCCGGTCATCGGATCGCGGAACAGCTCCTGCTCCCACTTACCTTCCTCGCCGCGCCGACCGTCAATCGGCCAGTAATGGTCGCAATCCTCAGGGCCGAACTGCTGCCGGACTTGATACGGCCGGTTCGGTGTAGCCGTGTGGCGGTAGCAGGTGTCGCGCTTATGGCATCCAGCACCGGGGCACATTGTGATGTCAGGCATTGTGCAATCCTCCGTGCATCGTCCACTCTTTTGCTTTTTCAGTCATAAACAAACCTTCTGCGCGAGTCATTTTTGATGACCGAATAATCAGCACACCGTCTGCGTCATACCCGATCACCATGACATCCGACAGATTGTCTGCTCGACAGAATTCAAGCATCGACAGCAACGCTTGCTCTGGCGTGAAATTTACAGATGCGGGTAAAGCAATGATGTTTTCGTTATTCATGCTTTCTTCTCCTTCGCACGGTCAAGCATTGCTCTCAGTTTTCCTTCTATGTCATCCGAATGCACCGGATATACATATGCCCTCTGATCAATCGTCAAGTCGTTAGTCCACCGCAACATGCGACCTAGCATTGGGCTGCTTGCTGTAATTTGTTTCGGCGCTTCGTTCGGTGGGCATATCGTAAATGTGTAGGGCAACTTAGCCATTGTTCTTCTCCCTCGCTTCCATCTCTCTGATATCCATCGCAGCATCAGCCACGCCGTGCCAATCACGCTGCTTCACCTTGAGCATAAGGTACGCAATCATCACCTCATTTTCTGATACTTGACTCATGTCTTCTCCGCCCCCGCCTCCAGCACCAGAAGATTCTGTGTAAATTTTATAGATCATGCCCATGCCTCCCTCGCTTTCATCATCGCGTCTGCTATCCAATAGCTAATTGCTCCAATATCCATGCCAACGATTTCAACACTGTGAGTGTTCGGTCGCAGGTTTAGGTTAATAATCATCGATTGCATAGCTTTGGCTGCAAAATAGTCACGCAGCGTCATGCCTTCTTGTGCGTACTGTTTTTCCCCACTGTGCGGTCTTGGGAATGCCGGTATGTCGTTCATGCCAGCCACCTACCAATCAACAACAGCACACCAATCACCGTGATACCAAAACCCATCATCATCACCGCTGCACACACATCCTCTAACCACAAGCGCTTGTCGTTGATGGGGTCCGCAAACATCACGAACACGATGAACGCAGCGAGGATCATGAACAGCCCACCAAAAAACACCATCGACGGAATCATGTTATTTCTCCTTTTTTGACAACTTATCCGACACGGTTGACAACTTATCCGACACGGTTGACAACTTATCGTCCAGCCTCGGCTTGGTTGTCATGTAGTACTCGCGCCAGTGCTTTCTTGACGCGCCCCTGTGGCAATCCCTGCACCAACTGTTCAGCGTCCCGTACCGGTTCGTCCAAAAGTTCTCCGGGCCCTTTAGCACCTTGCAGTGCGAACACCGCGCCGGTTGCCCGGGCAGCCGCTTTGCCCGCTTCGTTAACGGCTTTTCCCTGCTCTCGCTGCTCATCGTCTTGCTTCTCCAATTTGCGTACGTACAATGTATTGATCCGCCACAGCATGTTCTTCGCCCGGTTGTTACCGTCGAACTGCAACACCATCCCATGCCTCCTGATCAACCCCTCCTTCACCATCTTTTGCAACTGCGCTCCCACCGTCTGCACCTTGATCCCCAATACCCCGGCAATGTTGTGCGTGGTGATCTCCTTGTTCAAATGGCGCACCAGCCGCATCGCTTCAATCACGCGCCGCGCAGCCTCCCTCACAGTATTCTCCCCAGCGTGATGTCAAACAACTTGGCCAGCATCGGGTCCTGCGACTCCGTGGTCCTCGCCCTGCGCAACCCCTCGTACAAGTCCACCAGCAACGGTTCGAGCTCCGGGGACAACATCTCCAGCAACCAACTGCGCACCTCCGGATTTGACTTCTCCGCCTGCGATCGGTCCACCAACTCCTGCAGCAACGCCTCCGTCTCAAAATCCGACAGATCAATCTGCACTTCCACCATCTTGTATGTAGTCATTTCACAATCTTCCAGTCTGATTTCGGATT